ATAACCGGCGTCCCTGTCTTGCTTACTACGAGCTGTGTACCGTTGCTGCCGTCCAGATTGGACGTACCGAGCATATCCGTACCTGTACTGGAACTACCCGCAGGCACCTTGATAAATGCGTTACCGTCACGGCCCTGATAGCTGGGGAACTCTGCCCCGTTTGAGCCCACGCCCCAGTTACCGCGATACAGTTCGATTTGAGACTCATCGAGGACACCCATCGACACCATTTCATTAGGTGCGAACATGTACGAACGTGTAACAACGTTGTCATAGTCGGATGAGTCGTTACGGGACGTTAGATAGCCGTTATACATGGCGTACTGTATTGTCGTGTCGTTCTCGCCCTCATCCGGCAGTTCAACCTTGACCTGAACCAGCTCCTGCGAGTCTACGATAGCATCCAGGCTGCCATGTACTGAGGGTACATAGTTGACCTGAATAGTCATATCAGCATATGTACTGTCACCTGTAGTACGGGCTGAGTACTCTGAATCGTATGTTTCCAGCGTGGTTACAGAAGTACTTTCACCAAAACTGGGAAAGCCTGACAGCTCCTGTACCTGACTGAATGATTTTGAATTTGGATCTGTATTATTTGTGTCAGTACAGACCCATACAGAGGCTAGATTGCCTGTGAATACCTGGCCCATTATTTTTCCCCGTATTTAAGTGTAATTGATTGTGTGTGCACATACAGGGTTTCGCTGGATTCGGCCTGAGTAGTCATTAAACTTTCATCAATACTGATACTGAAAATCGCCATTGCCAAAGTACTGTTAAGCTCATCGAAAAAACCGGGGCTAAAGAGTGCCTCTAACAGGCTTTCAATTTGCTCAGAAGCACTTTTGAAATTTTGACCCACTGCTACAAATTCAATTCGTAAATCGCACAGGTTACGGACAGTGGGCGGAATAACCTGCCCATTCTGAACCGTATTGATTGCGGCTTACAGTGCTGTCACCGATATAGAGTTTTACCTTATCTGCTGTCGCTTTTGAGGGATACTGGAGGTTGACGTAATTTATTAATTTATTCATCAGATATTTCCTGACTGAATAGTCTGCTGTATACATTATATTTCCCTCAAATCGACATTTTTAATATAGTAATAATTTGATATGCCGCTTCGGTCATCATCAATTCTATTTATGCGAAACTCTTCACCGTCAATGATGAAAGTACTGTTAAGTTTCAGTCCTGATTTGGCAGAGAAATACGTGACAGTCGTTTGTGTTTCCTCAAAAAAAATCTCGTCCTGTTCAAATATGGCTTTAATCGTTAATGATTTTCCATCCTGAACAATAACGAGATTTTCCCCAAAAGCATTTAGCAGGGATTCGCCTTGCGAATCGCTAAAAAATGCCTTCATATTTTAACCCTTACGCGGACAGAGTGAGCTGTACAAACGCTTCTGGATGTTTAACTACTACGTCCATGAAGTGGTAGTTCACAAAACGCACACCCAGTGAGGTACGGAATGTAGTGTCATCCACATCAACGGTACTACCAACCCAGGACGCCACGGCAATATGTGACCACTGACCTACCAGAATTGCATCGTCAGCTACGAAAGTGCTCACCATCAGCGGCACTTCATCCATCAGGTACGATTGATCCTTACGGAAACCGTCAGTGAGGGCAACGCCAGCGGTATTGGACAGGAACGGGGTTTTACGCAGCTTCACGTACATACTTGGGGACACAATAGCGTAGCAGTCACGGATGCGTACGTTCGCCTTTGCCAGCTTCTCGATTACACCCAGAATGTCAGATTCGCTGATTTCGCCAGCTACAGCAGTTTTTACCTGAGTCGCTTCAGTAGCAGCGGTATCAACAATCCAGCTCTCAAGACCGCTACGAGTGCGTTCGAGCAGTACAGACTGAACATACTCTGCCGCATTAGGTGCGGAGAGCAGCAGGCTACGAGTAACATTGCAGGCTCCGGCAAACGGGCGAGGTTTCATTACAATGCTGTCAAATTTAGCAGCGGTATCGCCAATAGCTTCACCCTCACCGTATGGGCGGAAAATGCCATCATTTTCAAATCCATTGAAACGGGGGATTGTAAATTCGCGGCCAGTTACGCCAGTGATCACTTCAATACCCATTTTTGCCAGAATAGTTTCTGCCAGAAGGGGGCGAATAAAATCAGAAGCGTACTGCTGTTCAACTGTACCGGCAGCAGTGACAGTACTGGTGGCATTAGCACGAGCCATTGCATTAGGCAGTACATAGCCTCGCTGGCCCTGTTCAAAATCGTTCAGTGCATCTTTATCGCCTTTCAGGCTACGCACCAGGGCTTCTACTACAGAAATAGACATGTTTTCGTTATCCTTAACGTTATTTTCATTTAATTTTTCATCCGTGGGCTTATTCAAATTCCGTTTGAACTCTTCCACAGTGACAGTACTATTTAGTGCTTCGGTACAATCAACGTTGAATACCTTGGCGATACTTTGAATTTCGGCTTTACGTTCTGAATCAGCTCGCTCAGCTTCTACTTTATTTAGTTCGTTTTGCAGCTCGCGTACTTTGATTTCTTTTTCGAAAGCACGTTTCGCTTCATCTAATTTACGCTCCAGTTCCAGAACTTCATCAGATTCAGCTTCAGTTTTTTCTGGCTGAACATTTGCAACTTCTTCCGGTACATCCTGTACAGATTCAATATGCTCCTGCTCAACTTCAGATTTAATTTCATCATCCATTGATTTAACATCCATGTTATTAATTTCTACTTCTCTATTTAGTGATCTTCCAATACCTACATGGTCATCGGCTGGAACGCTCACCATTGACAGTTCTGTGATTAATACCGACGTTACGTAGAGATTATTTCCCTCAAAATAATAATCGCTTATCTGATAACCACAGCTCACTTTCGTCAGGATCCCTTCCTGAACCATTCGCCATTTTTCATCACCGAGTCCTACACTGGAGAATTTAACTAACGCTCTTCCAACCTTGTCCTCATCAATTCGTGCTGAAATAACGCGTCCTATATGCTGGTCGTAATCGTGATTGAATAACAGAGCGGCTCCGTTATTCAGGCGACTTAAATCTACGTTTAATGGCGTGGTCAGCAGAATTTCATTATAGATTTGCCCATTTATTTCTCGCTCAACGGGAGTTTCACTCATGAAAGCGATTTCTACAGTGCGGCTTTCTTCGTTTATTGTATTACTTTGAGTCAGTTCCCTGGTCTGATTCAGATTCAGACTCTTCGACATTTCCGTGTCCATTATTTATGTTTTCCTTTTCTGTTTCGTCCCTTTTTCCTGCGGTTTCCTTTTCAATTTGTGCAAAAACCACGGCTGGATCATTACCAAGCTCGGAAATGATCTGCTGTTTAGATTTCACACCCATCTGTAATAGAATTTGCTGATACTGAGCATCACGAACAGGCTCTATGCTCGTAGTAGTCTGACTGATGTACTGTGCAGTACTGGCATTGTCAAAATCAGAGAACTTGATACCTTTAACAGTATTATTTAGCATCGCCTGACGTAACCAGCGTATATACAGAGGTTTCAGTACCTTTACCTGCATTTGATTAATGCGGGCACCGAAAGTACTTGCCTGAATACGTTCTGAAAGCTTACTGGCAGAGTATGATGCCCCTGAAACGTCTCCGGTAAGAGCCTGGACGCTGATATTGAGGCTCATTGCAATCAGGTTCATTTGTTGCTTAATGAAAACCTCTAATCCGTCAGTTGCCGCCTGGGGATTGACACTTTTAATTGTCTGGCCTGGTTGCAGGGTAACGATACTACCTGGATTGAGATATTCATTTTCGTAGTACTCTACCCCGGAACGGTTGGAAATAACTTCACTGTCATTAGTGTCAGAGGTTTCGATGAATGCCATCGACGATGCCCCGACAAGTTTACTCATCAGGGAAGCCCCTAAGAATTTGTCCAGTTCTTTGAGGGTACTTACACAGGCAGTGATATCCGGCATTCCTCTCTCCTGATTAGGGAACGAGGGAACGAAATAATGAATCATCTCATCTGCGGGGACGCGTTCTGGATCACCAGAAATATATGAATAGGTACTTGGGGAGTACTGCATAATGTAATATGCAATCGGACGTCTGAAACGATCATATTCAATCCCGTTCGATACGTATCGCCCATCACCAAGTACCTTATTGTTATTAAACGGTACGCTGAGCGGATCAATCATTTCTACCCGCAATTCACCATTAATAATATGGAACCGTGCAAACGCTTCACCACAAATTGCACGGGTATTTTCTAGCTGTGCCTGAAATGTGCTGATATCTAAAACCGAAGCGACATCAAACCGTTCCGGGGACTCAGCCCATTTATAGAAGGCGTTCTCAAGATGCTGATTTAACTCACTATCTTTTTCCGAATCATTGTGAATATGAACATCAGGACGAATATAAAGACCTGATGATCCGCATACACCCGCCGTGCTCACGCTCGCGTACTTCTTCGCAATTGGGTTTTCTACCGCCAGATACCTCGATTCGATCATACGACGTTGAAGAGTACGGTTGATGACCTGGTTGATATCCCCGCCTACGAACGCTCCACCCAGCCCCAGAGCCTGTGTAATCTGGTTGCGTTGTCGTGTGACGGCATCCAGCTCGCGTTTCATGTTCTTTTCAGTCAGTTTTCGTTGAACCGGGACCACAGGAGCTTTTACCTGTACAGGTTCAACTTCTTTCTTTTTATTGAATCCGAACATTAGTAACCCCGCTTAAATGTAGTAATGCTTTTAATAGGATTACCTGTTGATGTACTGTTAATTTTTGAAAGCTCGGCATTGGCCTGCTTTACATATTTGCTTCTGATGATGTATAGATTGGTTAGTGTCTCATTCATCAGAGTTTTGTTATTGATTGTAGTACTGAGTACTCCACCGTTATGAAGGCGTGCTTCTACTACTGCATCGATCTCTTCAATAATTTTCAAAAGCTGGTTGTACTTTGATGTAATATCAATGGGATTAATGACCTCAAAGATCTTTACTCTGGTTGTACCGTTACTAATTACTGCCGTTGTCATGCCCGATGCCCACTGACTCGTATCGATATCAGAGTACGGACAGGCGAAATTATATTTCACACCATCGGCACCAATGATTTCTACACTTGAGTCGGCGGGTAAATTAATCAGAATTGTTTCACCAACGTAAACGATCTGAGTAAAATCTATCAAACGTCCTGTAGTAGTAGCAAATTTAGTCGCTATTCTAGCTCGTGCCATAATTTATCCTTAATCATTAAACCACCCTCCCCCACTGTTTCGTTTAAAGGGATTAGGCTTCACAACTTTATTTATTGGTTTTTGTTCCGGTTGCTCTTCATTACGCAGACGATGATTGAACATTCGCAATTCGGCAAAAGGTTTAGTACCGAGCTTATTCAAGTACCATTTGCTACAAATCAATGCATAATTCAGGGTATCCAGTGCTTCATTTCGATCATTATTACTTTGAGTCTTCTTCTCCCAGACGTAGGCACCGTTTTTCACAATACGTTTTTCACTGGTTAGCTGAATGAAATAATCATCTGGTAAGGAATGAGAGAAATAAATGCGGGTCGGTTGTTCTTCGCCTGGGTCATGTACGGCAACATTCAGTAGTTTTGCAATGAGGTTTTTACCCGCGTTGACGTTCAGCATCTGAAGATGCCTTCCCCCTGTTTTAGACTCTTTGAATAAATCGGCGTGCGGCTGGCCCACACCCTTGATAGGGGTGAATACATTGCGGTTTCGCTGCTTATACTTTTGTGCAACACGACAAATCACATCTACTGCGGATCCGTTCCCTGCGTCGATAAAACTTGCGAGGCGATAAACCGGATGACCTGAAACGGTTTTGAAGTTAGAGGTACAAAATCGATATAACTCATCGTATACGGGACTTTCGACCTTTAATGTATCAAGTGTTTCAAATGAACGATGATCAAGGACAAAAATTTTCTTCTCATTGTCCGTAATTCCAATAGTAGTTATCTCAAGTCTGGATTGTTGCTGATCAACCCCCTGAAATATTGCTACAATTTCGTCTGGAATATGATGAATATCAAATGAATCATCACGTAAGTTTTCCAGTACTGGCAGTTCAATTTCCTTATTGAACTCGTCTGTATAGGGCAACCCCAGGCTATTGTTCCAGAAGGTTCTTAAATCAAAATTATAATGTGCGTCTGAGAACTCTTGTACGATGGATTTTATTGTTACCAGCGGACTATATAATCGTGATATTTGATACCCTGCTACATCATTGACCTCCGGATTCGTCGCCTTCCAGTGCCCCTTCTTAATTGCCCGTACTCTTTGTGAGTCGGTAATAGGTTCACGGCACGATGAACATTCCAGTACTGCACTATCCGGATCGGCTTTTGCACGCCTCCCCCCATCAATCTGTTTCCATTCAAACTTTACGTTTTCCCAGAGTAATTCCTGATATTCTTCACAATGGGGACATGGGATAAAGTATTTTCGTTGATCACTTAAATCGTACTGCTGGGTAATTAAGTCACCGGGTTCGATTGGCGTTGAGCTAATCATTATTAAATGATCGGGGATCATTTTCACACGTTGTTCTGCGAGGACCAGCGGGTTACCCTCCGGAGAATCGGGATCTACTGAAGATACTTCATCGAGAAAGACATATTTACACGATACAGATCTTAACTGAGACGGGCTGTTTAGTGATGAGAAATAAATTTGTGTGCCGTCTACGTTTTCTTGTTGCGTTGCGTTGTTCGTTTTTTTCTTGTTGCTCTTATCAACTGCCAGTTCTTTCAGTGCATCACTACTGTTAAGTACTCTGTCCCATTTACCAGTACGGAATTTTCGCGTCATGGTCTCTGTTTGAGTGGCAAACAGCATATTACCCGGTACGTTTTTCATGAGATAAAATGCTGAGTTCATCAGGGTAGTACTTTTCAAAAGCTGTGCAGAGGACATCAGTACTACGCGGCGAATGTTTGGATCGGTAATTTTATTAAGAGGTTCCTTTTGAAACTCGAATAATCTGACTTTCTGTGATTGCATCGGCCCGTCTGGAAATATTAAATTTTCCTCTACCCAGTCTGATGGTTTAATCTTCTTTGGTGGCTGAATCGTTGGGAGAGCCTTCCTCAGAATCCGTTCCATTTTGTTCATATTTAAACTGTCCTATTTCCATTAGTACAGAATCGATTTTGTCCTGTAATAGTTGCCTCATCTCCAGAGGTGTTTCACATTCAGCAAGCTCAAGGTATATTCCGGTGGGGATTGATCGCATCGCATTCTTCATCAGAAACAGATGCTGTGTTAGCAACTCAGTGACTTCATCTGTATCAACTAATTTCTCTTCTTTTTGTAATTTCTCTAGCTCGGCTATATCCGCCTTAATTCGCGTGTAGCGAATATCCTGATCTAACTGCGATTCTTTTTTCTCTAAAATAGATTTAGGCTTGAGATGATTTTCATAAATCCACTCATCGATTTCTCTCTCGCTCGCTTTGATATTGAATCCACGACGTTTCCAGTCACGCGAGACAGTACTTTTATCGACACCGTAACGGCGTGAAAGTACTTCAAGGCTCACAGTGCCTTTTACGGTATTTGCCATATATAAAAATCCTTTGATTGATTTTGGTTTTAAAACTCATACGCATTTAACACATTGGGCGGCGAAAACTCGCGTTCTTTGGCGAGTTAAAACAATCCCTTTCTATGCGTCTGTATCGCTCTGTACGCGTTTATTCTGATGAAGATGAAGCAAGTATATGTCATACCCAACCCCTCTCCTGTCGCGTCCTGTAGCTATTTACGGGCATAAAAAAACCCACAGCATTACTGCTATGGGTTATTTATCATTTCGCAATAGTTAAAGACTAAATTCAATCATCTTGCCAGGCTCAGCTTCACCTTCGAACATCACAGCGTTATCAATTGTTCTGATGATCTTAATAGTCAGCATGTCACTACTGCTACTGTTCACCGCCGTGATGCTGGCATGTTCTCTAATTTCATAGGCCATAGCATCATCTTCACGATAGCTAACAGTACTGAAAGCGTAATGATCACCGCCGTAAATTTCTGTACTACCGGGACTATCAATGGTTATTACAGAACTCCTAAAGCAGCTATCAACATTATTTCCATGACCGCATTTAATTAATGCTAAGTATGGGTAACTTGATAGTTCAGTTCCTGACACATGGCAACAGATAGCCATTAGCAGAAGAGCTAATAAAGTTTTCATTTAAAGTCCATTAAAAAAGGGCCGCAGCGGGGCGGCCAAAATGTTACATCAGCAAATGCACCTTATTGAACACAGTAGGCGAGTACAGTCCAGAGCACGCCCACACCCCAACATCCTGGAGTAATTTCCGCTGATTAAAATCGGATGCCCGTACTACTACCCTGTCGCTGTATCGCCTGATGTTATTAATCAGTACCGGGAATGTGTCCTTGAGCATCTCTGTACTGGAGAATGATTCACTAAGAACTGCTACCTCACAGGACTGAGTAAACGGAACGTCATTCCCCACCTCGCCGAGCCATACTGCATTAGTTCCTCGGGACAGATCATCAATGGCTGTGTGCAGCCTCTGGTTGAGCTGTAACGTTACGAATGGCAGTTTTGCCAGTGCATAACGACAGGAGCTGTCATATGCCAGGAGTGCGGCTTCATCGTCGTCACTGATGACAATCGAGCAGAACAGGCCACGACGTTTGAAAAATGCCGCCTGGCTATTGATAGCCATGAGCATATCGAACAGATGTGTACGTTTCTGCTCAATGGTTGTTAAGGGGGCGGGAGTCCTCTCCAGAATCTGCACTCCCAGAAGTTTTCCTGCCGTATCTGTAATTCTGTCTGCATACATTCTCATGCTCCTTAATCACCTAAAGTACTGATATAGATCGTTTTTTTATGATTTTATGTCAAGGATAAATCGTGTTGACCCCCAGGTTCCGGGGGTTTTTGTGTGCATTTTGACCTAATGTATTGACAGGTTGTGTCACCAGTTTCTGGCCAGGGATGATTTATTCACTACGGTACTGGGGGGATGGTTACTATGGGGGATTGGAACGCGTGAAACAGCTACAAGATGAGCGTGGCTGGTTTGATTCGTTTTGAACTACCGTTTCGATAAAAAAATGCCAGCACGATTATGTGCTGGCTGCATATATGCTAATAGATATTTCCACAGCAGATTTAATAACATAGGAGTGTTCTACTCAAGAAATAATTGCATTTGTTTATAGTTCATATTACAACCATCTCAGTACTGCAACCTGCATATGGGGTGGTTTGTTGGAGGTAGGTTGCAGTACGCAGTACTGACAATTAGTAAGGATATTAATTGGGGGGGTTAAATGAACATTGTTAGTGCAAATTTAGTGCTTATTAGGAACGAGTGGCTAAAAGCGTTTTATGCCGCTGATGTCGAACAACTTGATCACCTTGAAACAGATTGGTTCATGTCTACTAATGGACGAAAGTTTCTGTACAAAGAGATTCAGCTCAAAACAATTGCAGCATCAAACGGTAGCCTTGCTAAATTAAAGCGACGGGAGAGTAATATTCAGATCAGAGAATTTAATGGCATAGCGTGTGTCACTGGTAATGCGGAAATCAAAGATGGTGATGAGGTTCTTCATACCAATTTCATTGAGAATTGGATAAAAATAGATGGAAAATGGAAGCTCCAGTTTATTAGTTTCGAATCTGAATAAGTTATTATGCCAGTACTGAATGTACTGGCATCGTTTATCAACGAATTTTTCTATAGAAGATGATTAGGAATACTGCGGAGTACGTTAGGGACAGAGTTATTAATTTACTGGAATCCGCCTGTTCTGAGAACAGAATGTGAGCAATCAAAGTACACATATAAAAAGTAAGGAATAATAATAACCAGTACAAAATATATCTAATAAACTTCATAATAATCCGCAACGGCAAAATTGGTTCTAATCGCGTATTGTACAACTATCCATCAATCCTAAAACCTACGTGTTTAGGTAGTTTTGTTAAAATTTTGTTTACAGATGTTTGTTCAATGTTAAGCTGGCCCGGAAAACTATGTTGTTGTACCCGTGTTGGCTCATTTGAGAGGCCAGTACTGTTAAGTACTGGCATTTTTTACGCATAGTTCAGTAGTACAGTAGTTATTGAGGCAACCGTAGCGATCAGGGTCGCAGCTATTGCAAATGGATACCATAGCGGCTCTCTACTCAGTTTGTCTGTTGTAGCTCGTACGCTAGCGATTTGCTCATGTATGCGTTGCAGTTCAGTACTGTTCATACGCTGTTCCTATTGTTGGGCTATACCCATTATAGCAAAAGTACTTTACAGCATTTTGATGATGTATTATTTTCATTGCCAACAATTCCATTGAATATTAAAAAATGTATAATTTTAGGTCTAAAATCTTCAACGCTGACTCGAAGTTAATTCCAATAGTGGTAGTCCCTGGTTTTTTAACTAAAAATGATGAGCAATGGGGGGCTTGTGTTGCTAAATTAACGAGACACCCAGTCCATTTATTAAACTGGGGATCATTTTCAATCTCTAATATATTTTTCCAACCCATTAAAATCGGATGGCCTGCATTTACTATACCGCTTAAACTTTGGGTTAAGGCACTTAAAGAGGCGGATAATGTTGCATACTCAATGGCAGATTATATCTCTGAAAAATTTTCCGACACGCCTTTTATTCTGCTAGGTCATTCCTTGGGTGGTAGAATAGTTTCAGAGATTACATTTATAATGAATAGTGTAGAAGAAGTTAAAAACCCCAATCTCCTATCGACCATAATTATTGCCGGGGCCATTAATAATTTTACCGTCGAAATAAACAGTCATTCAAGTGATGATATTCCATCTATGGGATACATTAATTTTTTTAGCCGGAAAGACCAAGTTTTGAGTAAATTATATCGTGCAGCGACTCTATATAGTCAAACACCTGTTGGAATAGTCAATGCTGATGGATGCAGAATAATTAATAAGGAAACTGAATTAGGGCATAGTGACTATTTAAATGATCTGCTTTTTCGTTTCGAATTAGCTAGGTGTATTCGTGCTATTCAGAACATCTATGATGAGGAGTTAGCCCCTTCACGACCACTGGTAATGGGGTAGCTTGAGTAGTACTAAACCTTCCATGAACTCATTGTCACTGCACGTACTGTACTCAACGTGCAGTACATCATCTTCGTCATAGAGTAGTGTCATAGTGATCTCGCTACTGTCTTCAATCACTTCTTGCAGCTCCGTAAGTGTTGCCAGCATCTCAACGGGATCATAGCGTGGTACGTAGAACTTTGTGGATACGCGTCCCCGCTGATTTGTTTTCATCAGGTATTTATGACGGAAGTAAAATGCGGCATTGCCGCCAGCATTACGATAAAATGAGGAAAATAACGATTAGCCTATGAATTTATGGACAAAATTTATACAAATCCGCAGTACAGCCATCACTGCATGGCGGTCGTGCAATCTAAAATTGATACAACGAAACTGCACCACTTTGAACCATGCGTTGGAACGGGATCGTTCTACCATCTTATGCCGCCAGATCGCCGTAGCGGTTTGGACATTCATCCACGTTTTCCGGGCATTCTTGCCCGTAACTTTCTGATTCAGCGTACTCTCAATAATAACGGACTGCCGGTGATTGTCGTCAGTAATCCGCCATTTGGGAGACAGGCATCAGGTGCAGTTAAATTTTTCAACAAATGTGCTACGTTCAGCGATGTTCAATACATCTGTTTTATCGTTCCGCTGACATTCCGTAAAGTTGCGACACAAAATAAATTGAATAAGAATTTTCATTTGATTCATGATGAGGATGCTCCGCATAAATGTTTCATTTTGGATGGTAATGCCCATCATGTTCCATGCTGTTTTCAGATATGGGAATATCGTGATACCGAACGTGAAAAGCATCCGATAAAAAACGAATCTGAATATTTCACATTCTGTACAAAGGATGTCGCTGACATTCAGATAAAACGTGTCGGTACGAAAGCAGGCGAACTTGCAGAACCCGGCCAGGAACATAAAGATCCATCCATGTATTATATCAAAACGGATTACGTTGATGAGATATCATCCATCATGAAGTCTGAATTATACCTCACGGAAATCAAAGGTATCAGAAAAACAACGGCTGGTGTGTACTGTGTGAGTAAATCAGAACTGGTAATGACAATTGAGAAGTTCATCGGTTGTCAGTTTAACGATAAGCGTATGAGTGCATAGTAATGATCCAGCTGAAAGAAAAGGTGAGCATTGCTGCCCACCTTTAGTTACTTCTTCAGAAATTTCAGTATTGCACTTTTTAGCTCATCGCTCACATAACACATATGCAATAATTATATAGGTCTGATAAAGAAGAAATCGCCACCATCTTTATGTACTACAGCAAAATGCACCCCATTGATTTCATAGGTATCATTAGGATACTTTCCTGCCATCAAATTAGTAGTGATATCCACAAATGGAATACCCTTAGTATCCTTCTCATCCATAGCAGACATAAAAGCGGCAAGCAGTAAATATAGGGTTTTTGATGTAGTTTCTATAGTACCATCATTTACTGAGATAATAAGTGCCCCTCTTAGTTTATGGTCGTCATTGTTTGCCATCATCGTAAATTTTATGTTTTTGTCATAAAGATACTCACCGTATGATGAATACTCAAGTTTTTCCATTGTCACATGAACTTTACCAGCCTTTTTTAGCCGACTGAGAATTGCATTCATTCTGTTGATATATGTTTCTGATGTTATATCAAAAGTTTTAACTTCTTTATCATTTGTAGCTACAGGATTTTCAATTATTTTAGTTGAGGCTTCCTGTGTTGTAACATCATTTTTAGTTTCTTCACCTATGTAAATGGTTACAAAGGCTATCATAAAAGCGACAATACCTATACCGAATCCACCAACAACTCCGGCAGTACGAGACAGGACTTTGCTCTTGCTCTTGTTATTCATATTATCGGTGATCATCCAACCGCCGATGACCCAAGCCGCAATACCTATTGCTGGGACAGCCAGCACTGATGTAGTACTCATTTTAGGATTTTCCTTAGCCTCAAAATGAGAATTATGTATCACATTCAGGCTGTTAAACAAGAAGATTCAGTAGTGCTTTTTGTGGGGCATAAAGGCGGCAATGCCGCCAGTACTTCCATTATTTCAACCGATGATTGGTAGCAAGTTGATTTGCCGTTTTGAGCAAATCCAGATAATCAGTTTTTGCAGCGTTCTCTTTACACCATTTGCGATTGATGGCGGCCCGCTTCACCTCATCATTGGGGTACATGACAGTAGCATGTAGCTCTGGTTGCCATGCCTCATCGTCATGAAGTTCGATGTCCCACAGGAACACATTGCCAATTTGTAGTACTGTCTGGTTGATTTCATTGATTGTAATAACGTCCATGTTATTTCTCCGGTGGTGGGGGCGTTCCACCCCCTATGATTGGTTCTAGGAAATGTATCACCCCCCTCTGTATTATTAATAAAATATACCGGGGGGGTGATACTTTTTGGGGGTTTCACCCCCTAAGATTGGTTTTAGAAAATGTATCACCCCCCTCTGTATTATTAATAAAATATACCGGGGGGTGATACTTTTTGACGCCTTACATCCGTTTCAGGAACTTCGCCCGTAGGAGTTCCATAGTGGTTTTATCAGGGGCAGGCGTGGCACTTCCTGTGCTCACTTTCAAACGTTTCCGCTCATCCAGTACAAAACCCGTGCGGGATAATGCCGTGATGAGGGATGCACGTTCTAGCGTCCCATTGATACGGACCATCTTAGACTTATCGAGAGTGATATAACGCCCGATGATCTCTCTACCAGCTTGAGGGGTGAGTAGCTGGCATTCATCATTGAGAACACTACGCCAGTGCGTTGAGAGCATTGCCGCCCTGTCACCATTGAAAAAGTTTGCCAGTACAAAATCGGCTACACACTGCCCCAGCACTCGTACATTCTCCGAGCTAATTACATCACCGTTTTTTGTGGAGGCGGTGAGTTTGGGTAACTCTGACAGTACAAAATCCCTGACCACGTTCCCGCTCTGGAAGTCCTTCAGATCGTCTCTCAGACGCTCCCAGTACGATTTATTTGTAGCGAGACGGCTGAGATACTCCCGTACATCAGAGGCCCGCAAACCGCGTCCCATGAAGGATAGGAGGTACTCCATCTGTTGCTGTACTGCACTGTCGTTACTTTCAACGTCCCAGCCCTCAATACGCTCATCAAAGTTCTCTGAGAGCCATTTGATACCCTCAATACGCTGCTCTTCACCCAGCTCTTTCACGGCATTGATTGCATCGGCAACACTGATCCCCGTCAGATGCATTTCTGCCTGCTCAAACTCAAAACCATACTCGCCTAAAGTACGTTTGTACTGACCGTAATTCATCATTGCATGAAGAGTACGGTTCTCTGCGAGCAGGTTATCGATTTGGCAGTAGTCAATCTCTGCCATCTCTGCCCGCCAGTCCCAGTACAGGTTAGTACCTCTCATCTCCCGGCTGAAGCCATTCAGATGAGATTTCACAGTTTCATAGTTCAGGAGTCCGAGATGTTTGTTTGTGACGTCCCGAAGTTCACGGGCAGACTTGAGCACCTCATCTACATTGATCTCCTGATGGGTATACTCAATGCGGCTAGTGTCGTATACGTAGTGGTAGACATTGATAGTGCCCGTACAGGTACGCCAGCGATTCGTTACCTGCTCGATACGTTCCGGACTGATATCCCCAATGATATGAACATCACAGGACTCAAGCTCATCCCGAACGTTGATACCCTCCACGAGTGAGTTAGTACCAATCAGGCCGTTATACCCACCCAGCGTCTGACGTTTTACAAACGCCTCATATTCTGCATTTCTGTCCCCATCCTCTGCGGTGATTCGCATCAGTCGATGATCGGGCCATGCCTGGCTAATCTTCTCCTGAAGCCCCTTCACGCCTTTGATGTAGTTGAACAGAATGATTGATTTACGATCCTCCCCCAGAGAGAGGATTTTTTTCAGGGCAATATCTTCCAGCTTGTTTTCTGGAGAAGTTCTTACCTGTCGGATCACCTTGCGGAATGCCTGCTTTTTGTGAACCCGAATCACCCGGTCAAACTTGATATTACTGAAGTACTCGGGGCGAACTGTCCCGGACATCAGTACTACGCCCCTGAATCTCTCAAACTGTTCTACAACCTCCGTATTACAGTCTC